TCTTTTACCAAAAGATCAGGCATAGTCTTTGTACTGGGGCGGGGTGCTCCAGCCAAAAGGAGATGAAGATGACAAAGATCGCAGAAGCCCTCACCGCCCTCCGCCCAGCAATCGCCGAGCGTTACGCCGCTCAGGTCCGCCGTTCGTTCGAGCGGATGGTGAAGGATTACGGCCCGAGCCTGAAGGGAATTTACAACTCTTGGGAGCATGCTCGGAATTACTCCAACCTTGTTTCTCAGTATCTTGTGAATGAGACGCCGAACAGCATGAATGGAATTCTCACGCTCGACGAGAAACGGTTGAGCTTCGGAGCGAACCTTTATGCCGAAGCCGCAACGCTCGAGTGGGAAGCCAAAATTAACGCCAAGCTCGGCGACCTTGAGAACGTCCAGATCAAACAGTTCCAAGGAGCGAGCTTTTTGATCTCTGGTCACCGCAAAAATCATGCGGTCGCAATCGATCAGGACATGATCTTGAAGTCTTCAAGCCGTGGCACGTTGTTCAATCAGTTCCCTGCTCGGATTTATGTGGACGGCAAGTTCACCTCCGAGAAAAAATACCACGCAATGTTCGCCTGAAACAACGGGGGCTTCGGCCCCCACTCACCCGAAGGAGATGAAAATGTTTTACGTCACGCCAATAGAAGAAGATACGTTCGAAGCGATTGTCGAGCACCACGGAGTATACAATGCTGTTTTTCGCTCTTCATCATTTTTGGAAGCACAAGAATATGCGTTGGCGCTGAAAAAAAGCACGGGGGTGAATTACACTGTCTCTGAATTAAATAGCAATATTTGGGCCACTCAAACGATTGAGGAAGCGATTGATGAAGCAAGGAATAGAGAAAAATTCGCGATGGGATTAAGGTTCATCGGTTTGGATGGCGAAGTTCATCAGAAACAAGTTTCGGAATAGGAGTTGAAAATGGGGCACAGACATCAGTTCAAGGAATTCGACAAGCGCAACGGTGGGGCATACGATCGTGGTGGAGCCGATGCATATTACGGACGACCATTCTCTCCCCATTATTACATGGGCGGCACAGGCAAGAGCGAGCGCGTTGAAATTTTGGATGATGGCGAAGAGTTTGACGCATACCGTAAAGGTTTCAAGGAGCAGGTCGCGTCTGGCGAATTCAAAGACTGGGGAGACTGACATGACAAGGATCAATTGCGTTCCTCCGAGCGAACTCCATGACCGCTTTTTGGTCGCGGAGTATCACGAGCTCCCAAGGATTTTCGGCCTCGTTCAAAAGGCCATCATCCGTGGTGAGGAAGCGGAGCAATACGCGCGGTTCGACAATTATTGCATGGGTGCAGGGCACGTGAAGTTTTTCTACACGCGATTGAAATGGTTGGCCGATCGACAGGCGTTCCTCATTGAGGAGATGCTGAAGCGAGGCATGCGTCCGAACTTCCGGAACTTCGAGGAGCTGTTCAAGGGCATCCCCCGAGCATGGTTCGGGGATTGGGTGCCAACAGAGGAGGCGATGACGGTCAATCGCTCACGGCTGATGGAGCGATTTCAAGAAATGTCCGCCAAGCCGAAAAGGAAAGTTTTATCAATCTACGATTTGGAAAATGAAGGAGGAAGCAATGGCCAAGAAAAAAAGTAAAATCTCGAAAGCGGAAGAGCTTTTGAAAGCCAGAGAAAGCGATAAGCTCAAGATGATGCGGGAATATGCGCGGCTTCAGAAGCTGCGGAGCACGGTCGGTGGCTCGGAGACCAAGCCGAAGGTGACCTTGCCGAGGTTCAGCTGGGATGAGAAAAACTACGATGAAGGCAAGAGGCTCGACGATCGTGGTGACAACTTGGATGGGAATTGAGTGATGGGCTATCCGCAATTTAATTTGAGAAATTCATCGCCGCCGCCGCCAGAACCGCCAGAACCGCCTTTTCCAACAGCGGCTGAAATAGCTTGGCTCAGGAGACGAACAGAGCAAAGAGCAGAACACGCTGCTCGTTTTTTGCATCAATACCCGCCAAAACTTATGCGATACAGCAAGTCTGGCGTTCCGTTGGTGAAGGAGAAAGAGTGATGATTAAACATAGAAATGAAAACGGAGAACTGCATCGCGTAGATGGCCCTGCGATTGAATGGGCAGACGGCTATCGCTCGTGGTGGGTAGACGGCAAACGACACCGCACCGATGGTCCTGCGTATGAAGGGCCAAACGGTCGTCGAGCGTGGTGGGTAGACGGCAAACGACACCGCACCGATGGTCCTGCGATTGAATACGAAAATGGCACTCGCGAGTGGTGGCTAAACGGCAAACGGCATCGCGTGGACGGACCTGCGGTTGAGTGGCCAGATGGCACTCGCGAGTGGTGGCTAAACGGCAAGTTCATCAAGGGCGAACGACGCGCAAAGGAGAAAGAGTGATGGATATCATTGAACGGTTAGACGCAGCGATAAAAACGGAAGACTTTTGGGTCGGTGATCAAAGAGAAGATAATATCTTAAAAGATTCCAAAAAGATTATCGAGCAGTTGCGGGAAGCGTTGCAATCAATCTTTAACAACACTTGTTGTGATAATTGCCAAGAAGCCGCTCTTGTTGCCCGTGCCGCACTGAAGGAGGAAGAGTGATGAATGACACCGAAAAATTAGCTCAAATGATGATCCGTTGCGGACTGGCGACAGGCCATGGTGACACCATCGACGATTTGATTTTTGAATTGGAAAAGCAAATCAAGAATACATCGCACGCATTCAGCGATGCGCTAAAAAAAATTGAACAGTTGCGGTTAGCTAATTCAGACCTTCAGATGTGGTATGATTATGCCAAAACTGAATGTGATAAGTTGCAAGCTGAAGTTTTAAGACTGCGGGAAGTTTTGCAACAAATCGCAGAGGAAGGATCTGGTCATGGTAAGGCTCTTGCGTATGCCGCATTGAAGGAAGATGAGTGATGGCAACAAAAAAGAAAGGTATTCTTACATCTGCACCGCAGTGGTGGGATCATTTGAAAGACTGGAAGAAAGTATTTTGGAGCGCAGAGCGCAAGGCCGTAAAAAGAGAAATTAAAAAGGAACTTCGTGATGGCAATATGTAACTGCCTGTTGCGCAGAGAAACCTGCAACTGCGAATACGCGGAAAAAAGAAACAAGCATGACCTACGGGCGATGCGGGATGGTGCCGCTATGATGCCTGCTCTCGGGAGGATGCCGGAATGACAAAAATTGTTGGAAAAACAAAAATGGTTGAAATTCCGGAAAAAGGACAATCCATATTCAAAGAATTAAAAACCAAGTATTTAGGCCAACTGCTTTGGCATTGGGCAGTTTATAAAAATACATGGTTAAGCAATTTTTTGGATAACACTCTGCTAAATTTCAAACCGCCAAAAGCCATTAATGGCGAAATTCAAGGATTTTTTATTCTGCATAATGGCAAAATTGCTATTCAGATGGACTGGAAGGAACAAGTAAAATGACTACCAAAAAACAGTGCGGGAGGATGCCGGAATGACGCAAGGTTTGACATATGCGCTGAGAGGATGCCAAAAAGACCATGGACCATCGCAGACGATTGAGGTGTTCAAAACGGCGGGAGAGTGCGAAATGGAGTACCAAAGGATGATGTCGGACCATCCGTCATGGCTGTTTTGGACGGAGATCTTCGACCATTCTGAAATCGACCCCCCAAAAAACGAGGAGCGAAAAAAGGGCTGATTTTTGGGGGTCAAAAACGCCAAATCAAAATTCGTCAATGATTTCAGTGTTACCGTTTCCGTTTTAACCTTTATTTCCTCTGTTGTGACTCTATTAAGAGAGAGAGAGAAAAAGGAGGGGAGTAGCTGAAATAAGGATTAAAACGGAAACGGTAACTGGAGAACGGAACGGGAACGAAAGGTAAGTCATGTTAGAGCGTCAATTTAAGTTTTGGATCAGGCAAAATTGGTCTGGTTGGTTGAATAGTTACGAGCCTCGCAGAGGAGCGACGATTGGCATTCCGGACATCCAAGTTATGGTGCGGGGAGTGTTGGTGCCGATTGAGTTGAAGGTTGGTGTTTTGATGGGGGAGGTGTTGAAGACAAAAGATGTTCGTGCATCTCAGATCAACTGGCATGATAAGTTCTCGGATGCAGGAGGCATGAGTTTGTTCATGGTTGGTGTTGGAGAGGGCAAAACTCCGACGAGGATTTTCTTTTGTTACGGCAAAGCAGGAGCTGGGCTGAAGTCGCCTGTTATGGCCAAATCATTGTTCGAGATTCCGGTGGATGATTTTGACTCTTTTTTGTGGAGCTGGTTGGAATTTCGATTGGGAAAAGGATTTTGATTTTTTCGATTTGCTGTTTCTGAATTATCAGGCATAATTCTCTTGTCTTATTGGTGAGGGAATTATGCCAAGAACTTTGACTCCAATTCAAACTCGAAAAAGTGTGTGGTCGGATGAAGAAGTCCGCACTGAAGCATTGCTCGCAATAATCAAGCGTATATCTGAAGGCGAGAGCTTGATCCGAGTGTGTCGCGACTCGAAAGAGAAATTTCCATCCCCTGCAACATTTTTGTGGTTTGTGTCGCAAGATCCTTTTCTCGAAAAACAGTACGCGCGAGCTATTGAGATCCGAGCAGACGTGAACGTTGAAATCATGATCGACGTTGCCGAAACCGAGAACAATCCGGCCAAAGCACGCAACATCAATGATGCTCGGAAATACCACAATGAGAAGCTCGCACCGAAGAAATACGGCTTGCGTGTGTTGCAGGAAACCTACGCAACTGTCGACATCAAGCAAAAGATCGACTTCACCGCAATCCCGAGCCAAGTTCGGGATCAGCTGCGTCAAGCCATCATGAAGCAAATTGACCTGAAGCCGAACGCCGAATGAAACACGCATCATTTGACATTGGCGAGTTGTTGGATAGCTTTTCAGCAGAACAGCTGCTGGTTGAGATCGAGAAGGCAGATTGCGAAGAGAGCTTCGTTGAGTTCATCAAGGCTGCATGGCACGTTGTGGAACCTGGACAGCCCTATTCCCACAACTGGCACATCGATTTGATTGCGGACCATTTGACTGCGATCACTGACGAGTTGATGCTCGACGACGAACAATACTACAATCGTCTGTTGATCAACGTTCCTCCAGGAGCGATGAAGTCCTTGCTGACCAATGTGTTCTGGCCAGCTTGGGAGTGGGGGCCGCGCAATATGCCGCACCTGAGGTATGTTTGTGCATCGCACAGCCTCGACCTCGCTATTCGTGACTCGACGAAGATGCGCCGATTGATCCAATCCGAATGGTATCAAAAGCGTTGGGGCGACCGTGTCAAGCTGACAGGTGATCAGAACGCAAAGACCAAGTTCGAGAACGCAAAGACTGGGTTCCGTCAGGCTGTCGCGTTCGAAGGCATGACCGGAGCGCGTGGCGACAGGGTCATCATCGACGATCCACACTCCGTGGACAGCGCGAACTCGGATCAGATGCGCCAGTCGACTGTGAACACATTCGAAACCGCTGTCCCGACACGTCTGAACAACCCTGACAAGTCAGCCATCGTGGTCATCATGCAGCGTTTGCATGAGGAAGATGTCAGCGGCATCATTCTCTCCAAGCAGCTGGGCTACGACCACATCATGCTGCCGATGGAATACGATCCCTCCAGAGCCTTTCCAACGCTCCTGGGAGCCGAAGATCCTCGGGAAGCCCTTGGCGAGCTTCTGTTCCCTGAACGCTTCCCCAAGCACGTTGTGGAGCGTGACAAACGCACCATGGGCACGTTCGCTGTTTCCGGCCAGTTCCAACAAACCCCAACACCTGCCGATGGCGGCATCATCAAGCGCGATTGGTGGCAGCTCTGGGACAATGACAACTTTCCCTCGTTCGATTACATCATTGCCAGCCTCGACACGGCCTACACCCTGAAAACCGAGAATGACTTCACCGCAATGACGGTGTGGGGAGTGTTCTCCGAGGATCCGGTTGCCGAGGCATCACGCTCCCTCGACCGCACAGGCAAAGGGTTCATGATGGAGCGGACCTATAAACAGCCGCACCCAAAGGTCATGCTGATCTATGCGTGGCAGGAGCGGCTCGAGCTGGCGGAGTCTGTGCAGAAGGTGGCGCAAACCGTTCAACGTTTCAAGGTCGACACCATCCTGATCGAGAACAAGGCGGCGGGTTATCCCGTTGCGCAGGAGCTGAGGCGGTTGTATTCCCACAAGGGATTCCAAGTCATCCTCGACGACCCGAAGTCCATCGACAAGACCGCAAGGCTCTATTCCATCCAGCATTTCTTCTCGGAGGGGCTGATTTATGCGCCCGACAAAAGCTGGGCAGATCAAGTCATCACCCAAGCTGTCAGCTTCCCAAAAGCCAAGCACGATGATCTTGTTGACACCATCTCAATGGCCTTGCGTTATTTGAGAAGAACAGGCATGATACAGCGACCCGAAGAAGCTCAGGACGACAACGAACGAAGCCGCCAGCATCAAGGTGCTTCACCTCCACCGCTTTATGCTGTTTGAAGGAACTGAACAATGGCATTGCTCCCAGGATTAAGCCCCAACCTCCGTCTCCCTGCTGAAGAGCCCCCAATGGGTGCTCCGCAGGACGACATCGTGATCGAGTTGGCGGAAGAAGGCGGCGACAAACCGACCATGGATGAAAAGGGCAACCTTTTGACCATCGAGCATGACGATGGCTCGATCACGTTGACGTTGGACGGTGCTCCGCTCGGCAAGTCCGAGGATGAAGGGCCAGAGGGTTGGTTCGACAACCTCGTTGATCAAATCGGCGAAGGCGAGCTTTCCCGCATCTCCGAGGAGTTGTT